TACTTTGAAAAAAAGTGTCCAATAAAGTGTCTCTGGACACCTATAGTATAGTGAGGGGCGTAAATAATGTAGCCCCTCTGCTTACTAGCAACCAGCCCTAAGGCTGGTACCCTAATAAACGCCCTAACCTACGGCTTCCGCCTTAGGGCTACAGCCTACGGTTAGGAAAGAGAGTTTTGCGAAACGCTCCCAAAAAGTCGCGTTTCTGCTACATGCCTATGGAAAGAAAAAGAACGACTGCCGCATCCCATAAATCGGATGCCATCAAAAAGCAAGTTATAGATTTTCTTATGCAGGGGTACTCTGTCCAAAAAGCGATGGATGCCGTGGGTCGAAGTGTAAAGACCTACGAGTATTACCGTAAGACAGACCCCTCCTTTGCACTAGGAGTTGACAAGGTACGGTCTATGACCGCCCGTGGGGACATCAATACCCCCCGTGAGGAAGTGCCTCCTTTTGCGGAGTTTTCTAGCAAGTATCTAGGCACCGATGTCTATCCACATCAACGACATTGGATTGACTTATTGGAATCCCGACCTCCCGTTGATGTGCATCCTTCCATCATCTTTGAGCCTGGGGACCCAGACCTACTGATTGTTAATACCCCACCAGAGCATGCCAAGTCTACGACCATTACGGTCAACTATGCGCTCTACGAGATTTGCCGTAACCCAAACATAAGAATCATCATCGTGTCTAAGACACAGGCTATGGCGCAAAAGTTCCTGCTTTCCATCAAGAACCGTTTAACTCATCCTAAGTACCAAGACCTCCACCTGGCATTTGGTCCACCTGGGGGCTTTGAAAAGAATTCGGATTCGTGGAAGCAGGACTTAATTTACTTGTCCTCCGAGGCAAGAGACTCAGGCGAAAAGGACCCAACAGTTCAGGCTATTGGTGTTCGTGGTCATATCTACGGTGCGCGTGCTGACTTAATCATCATGGATGACTGTGTTGACCATACCAACGCCCATGAGTACGAAAAGCAGATTGACTGGATTCAGTCAGAAGTTATGTCCCGTATTGACCAAGACGGCGGTAAGTTGTTGGTCGTAGGCACTCGCCTTCGCCCAAAGGACTTGTACTCTGAATTGCGCGACCCTATGCGTTACCCAGACGAGACTTCCCCCTGGACATACTTTGCACCACCTGCAGTATTAGAATTTGACGAGGACCCAACGAAATGGGTGACTCTCTGGGCTAAGACCAATATGCCACCTGTCAGTGGTAAAGGTATCCCAGATGAAAATGGTTTGTACGATAAATGGAGTGGACCTGCTCTTGCTAAGAAGCGTGGTCGTATGTCGCCCAATCTATGGGCAATGGTTTATCAGCAGCAGCAAGTCCATGAGGACTCTGCCTTCCCTGGCGCTGCAGTAAAGGGTGTCATCAATGGCGCTCGAAACATCGGCATTATCCCCAAGGGTAAGGCTGGTAACAGAACTAACGGTATGGATGGCTTGATTGTTATGGCTGGTCTTGACCCTGCGGGTTCTGGGTTTACTGCGGCAGTATGTATCGGCTTAGACATCTCAACACAGAAGCGATATATCTTGGATGTGTCCAACCAGCAAGGCATGAAGCCTGATGGTATCCGTTCCTTGATTAAGGACTGGACAGACAAGTACCGAGTTTCTGAGTGGCGAGTTGAAAAAAATGCTTTTCAAACCATGTTGACTCAGGACCGAGAGGTTCGGGAATACCTCACAAGTAAGGGTGCAACACTTAAAGAACATCATACGGGAAACAACAAATGGGATGCAGACTTTGGTGTTGCATCACTTACTACCTTGTTTCACGATTATGAAAATGGTAACGCCCTAGTTGAGTTTCCATCAACACATCAATCCGAAGGCTTAAAGGCTTTGATTGAGCAGTTGATTACCTGGTACCCAGATGCGCCTAAGTCACAAAAGACTGACTGCGTAATGGCGTTCTGGTTCGTTGAACTGGCATGCCGAGACAGAATTACATCAACACAGTCGTACTCACGAAGGCACGGCAACTACAGCATATTTCAAACGAAGTATGACCGTCAACAACAGACTTACATAAATCTGGATGAACTAGAGGATATGTACGCATAGAAAAGGAGGTGGATGTGGCTTACTCTATCGAAGATATTAAAGAGAACTATGACCGCTACCGCCGTATTTACGCCGAGCGCGATGCTCGCATGCAGAAGGTCCTACTTGTTCGCAAGGGTTTAATGCGTGATGTCTACCCAGACTTGTTCCCAGACGGTCCTTTCTCGGACCCAATCGTGGCAAACATGGTGGATATTGCAGCCCGTGATACCTCCGAAGTAATCGCTCCACTTCCAGCATTTAACTGCAACTCACCATCTATGGTGTCAGAGGCTGCTCGCAAGAAGGCAGACAAGCGTGAAGAAATCGTTAACGCTATTGTTGACTTCTCAGACTTGCAGACTCAGATGTTTACCGCTGCGGATAGATATGTAACTTACGGTTTTGTTCCAGCGCAGATTGAAATTGATTACGATGTCAAGATGCCTCGTATTCATTTCTTTGATTCAACAGGTTGCTACCCAGTAATGGACCGCTTTGGCAAGGTGCTTATGTTCTTCCAGCGCATGCAGAAGCCAACAGCAGAGTTAATGGCTGAGTATCCTGAGATGGCTCATCTTATTTATGACAAAGACAATCCTTCAACGATGTCTGAGATTGTTCGTTACCACGATAAAGACCAGGATGTTTTATTCCTACCTAACCGCCATGACTTGGTACTTGCTCGTAGCAAGAATCCAATCGGCAAAGTTCTTATTCGTGTTGTAGAACGCCCATCACTTGATGGCGAAAGCCGTGGGCAGTTTGATGATGTGCTTGCAATTCAAGTTGCAAAGGCACGCTATGCGCTTCTTTCACTTGAAGCAGCAACCAAATCTGTACAAGCCCCAATAGCAATGGGCAGAAATGACCAGGAGTTAGCCCTTGGACCAGATGCAATTATTCGTTCTGAACGCCCTTCCGAAATTCGCCGAATCCCGCTGGAAATACCTCAGGGTGCTTTCGCGCAACAGCAAGTGCTTGAAGGAGAACTGCGCTTAGGCAGCCGTTATCCAGAGTCACGAACAGGTAACATTGATGCTTCAATCGTTACAGGTCGTGGTGTGCAGGCTCTTATGGGTGGATTTGATACCCAAGTAAAGACAGCGCACTCAATGTTTGCCCGCGTGTTTGTTGACTTAATGGGATTAGCCCTAGAAGTTGACGAAAAAGTATTTGGCACAGAAACAAAAGACATCAAGGGTAACCGTAATGGCGTACCTTATGCGATTAAGTACAACCCAGCCAAGGATATTAACGGTGATTACACCGTAGATGTTCAATATGGTTTGATGGCAGGACTTGACCCTAACCGCGCACTGGTCTTTGGACTACAGGCACGCGGTGATAAGTTAATTTCACGCGACTTCCTACGCCGTCAGATGCCATTTTCTTTCAATGCTTCACAAGAAGAAGAAAAGGTTGACACTGAGGAACTGCGCGATGCTATGAAGCAAGCGATTGCATCATACGCACAGGCAATTCCTGCACTTGCTTCGCAAGGTCAAGACCCTTCTGACATTTTGTACAAACTTTCATCAGTTATTAACGCACGCCAAAAGGGAACTTCAATCGAAGTTGCAGTTTCAGAGGCGTTTGCTCCAGTTGAGCAACCAGCACCAGCGATGCCTGAGCAGATGGGTCCAGAAATGGGCATGCCAGGGCAACCAGGTGAAGGTGGCGGATTACCAGAAGGCTTAAGTGCTACTGGTCGTATGGTTGGTGTGGCACCAGGACAGATTGCCCCAGGTGGTAGACCAGATGTTCAATCATTACTCGCAGGATTAACACAAAGAGGTGAGCCTAATTTACAGGCTTCACTAATCCGCCGTACACCAGCCTAAGGAGGTGAAAGAAATATGAAGATGATGAAAAAGAAAGTCGCTAATCAAGGTACAGCAGGCAAGGCGTACCAGCAACCAGCCCGTAAGGATGGTGTGCCACGCGCAATGTCAGCAGCAAAGGGTTCAACAGCGTTTGCTAAGCAACCTGGAGGAACTAAGGGTTCAAAGAACAAGTAATTTGTAAACCTGAGTAAGTTTAAAAACTGCTCACCAACTTTTAAATAGTCGCTCTTAAAGCGAAGGAGATAGAAATGGCAGAACCAGCAGCAACAAACTTTACAGTATCCGCAAATGGTGGTGCAGGTAGCGCAGGACAACCAGCGCAGTACACACCCAACATGGATAATGGTGGCGATTTCTACGAACTTCAAACAGCGGCAAAACTAAATAAGTCAGGCGTTAATCTCAAAGCAGCAAGTTCTAGTATGCGTAGTGCTGCTGATTCAGACATCGTTCCGATTGATGCGCCCACACTCTACCCAGAAGAAGGTGTAGATACTGGTGCTGCCATGGGACCAAGCGCTGGCGAAGAAGTAATGGCTGCGCCTTCAATGCTTAGGGCGCAAAACGATGAGGATATTGCCAAGTTAACTGCATATCTTCCTGTATATGCCCGCATTGCAGAGTCACCAAATGCCACAAATGCTACTCGTAACTTTTACCGCTATGTGCGAAGCAGAGTGCAGGGCTGATGGCTTGGTATGAGTCAGTAGGAAAGATGGCGAAGTCGGTAGTTGACTTCTCTGGAATTCCTGGCTTAATACATGATATTTCAACTGCTGGTTCAAATGATGACCCGTGGTATGTAGATGGTATCAACCTTGTTAAGAATACAGTTAAGGTTGGAACAACTCCAGTTCGTGGAGCCGTTAAGGGTCTACTTGAATTAGGTGAAGCATCCTATGAATTGGGTGGCAAAGCACGCCGTGAGGGTGTAGATGTACTTCTCAGCAACCCTTTTATGTACAACAAGTACAAGACCGAGGGTGAGTCTTACTCAGACTATACAGCCCGCGTAGATAAAGAGAAAGAAAACATCTCTTTAGGTCAAGCAACACTTGGCGCTATCTCTCCAGGTAAGAACGCAGGAGATAACAGCGGATGGTTTGCTGACTGGACTGATAATAACTTTAGATTCCTATCATCTGGTTTTGATTTATTCAGCGCAGAAGATAGAGAAGTTGCTTTTAATGACCAGTACACAGGTAAGTTCATCTCTGGTATCCAGGATGTTGTTGCTTCTACTATCATTGACCCACTGACATTTACAGGTTTCTTGGGCAAGGGCGCAGTAATTGCAGCCAAAGCACCAATGCTTGAGAACATCAATGGTCGTACAGCCCGTGCAGTCTTTGGTAAATTCGCTATGACCAATGACCGTTTGGATGGATTGCTTACTAAAGCCCTTGATGGCAAGGGTGATGCAGTAGCAGATATTAAGTTTCTTGCAGAAAGCGATGCTAAAACACAGTACGCTTACTGGAAAAAGAAGAAGGTAACTAACCCAGATGCTATGGCTTACCTATTTGGTAGGGCTAATACAGACGAAGAAGTAGTTGATACCTTCCGCGCAGTTATGCTTAAGGACACATCAGCCCTTGCTAAGCGTGCTGAGGCTGACCCAGATGTAGCACTCGGTCTTGATGCAATGCAGGATATTCCACATCCACATCGTCAAGCCCTTGAAGGTAAGTTAGATGGCGACATACTCGTATCTGAACCTTACAACAGCGCACTAGGTAGACATGTTAAGTCACTTGCAGAAGAAGATTTCCGTTATCGCGCTGCCCTTGAGACTGTCTCAACTGGTGGACAACTTAAGTATGGATTTAGTCGTGGACCGTGGGAAGGCAAGTTGGCTGCAAAGTCATCTAAGCAAGCGCGTGAAACATTTGCAGAAGCAGACTCTGCTATCTTTCAAGCATCTTCATTGCACCCGATTGTCAAGGTTGTTAACTACTTTACAAAGGAACTCCCAAGCGGTGTATTCAATGTAAACGATGGCGACTCCTATGTAGAGTTTAATGCTTTCTTGCGTGAGGCTAACCTTCTTTCAAAAGGTAACTTCGGTGCCAAGGGTGCAGCCTATGCAGATGAATATCTTTCAAGTGCTACACCTGGCGAGCGCTTAAATGTTATTAAGCGTGCAGAGCGTGATGCAATGGAAACACTCTTTCCTAATTACGACCAGCAGCAACTAGATAAAATTTATGCAGTCTTTGATGCTCGCCGTGCAACAGCAATTAAGAAGCACAATGACCAAGGCTTTGTTTCCTATATGGAAAACGGTCAGGTAGTTGTTGCTCAGGCTCCAGTGCTACAGCGTGAATCAGCCAACATCGTAGTTATAGCAGACTTACGCAAACTTAAGTACGGTATTGATGCACATGAAATGACACTGCCTGGGCTTCTTGATGGAGTACAGGTTGAAGAAATTGCAATGCGCACAGAGCGTGGCTTGGCAGTTCTTAATACTATTAACGACATCTTTAAGACATCGGTATTGATGCGCCTTGGTTACACCGTTCGTAACCTTACAGAAGCGCAACTATCTATGCTCGCAAAGGGCTTTGCTCTACCAGCAATGGTTGCAGCAGGTGGTAAGGATGGCGTTGCACGCTTCTTCAATAACCGCAAGGTTGGATTCAACCGCCTTATTGACCAGGTAAATGTTATGTCTGGCAAGGTTGATGACATAAAGACTTTACAATATGAATTTGCTACAGGCATTGACCAACTCCGTGCAGTAGATATGAGCCGTCAGCAACTTGCTAAGGCTATCTCAGTTCGCATTGGTGAGATAGAACGCGATAGATTTAAGTTGCGCCTCACTGGAGATACTGGTCCACTAACCGTAGAAGATGAACTACGCACACTTCGTGGCGCACTTGAGGATTTAGAGTCAGTGACTCTTTACCACGGTAGCCCAGATGATGTATTTAATCTTGACAAGACTCGCTCCCTTGCCCTATCTGCTTCGCCTACGATTGCCAATCGTTACGCATCAGGTGGCATTATCAAGTCAGTTGAACAGTATATCGAGACACCATCGGGTCGCCCTGGTCGCTTAACAGAACAACCACTAAGCAAGGCTGGCACATTAGCCCCACTAGATGAAGTAAAAGAAATTAAACGCTTGAATCCAGAAATGGGTTCAACTACTGGTGTCGGTTTAGTTAAGACAGATTTTGTTAAGAAGTTTATTGAGTTTGACCGCAAAGGTGCTGGCGCTCAACCAATTAGCGCTCAGACTATTGCAAAAATTACAGATGATTTAAAGTCTGGCAAAGGCTTTACTGACCCTTTAATCTTGGCGTACTCTGTTGATGCTCAAGGAAATTTGTCTCTTAAGTTAACAGAAGGAAACCACAGAGTTCAAGCAGCATTAGATGCTGGACTTGATTCCGTTCCAGTTAAAATTGTTCGAGCCTTTGCACGCGAAGAAAACTTAAAACCTACTGGCGCAATTTCAAAAATTAAACCAGATAGAACAGGTTATTTGCCTGGCAATCCAAATCCTCGTGATTTGCTAGAACCAGATGCAATGAAGAATTTAGAGAGAGAACCAAGAGTTCCTTCTCAAAAACGCCAAGATGTACTCAATGAGGCAATGATTCGCCTTCAATCAGACATGATTGATGCTGTTAATAGCGGTGCCTCAGTTGAGGTTAAGCGTGGTGGGAGATGGCAGAAGGTTAAGGCTATTGACTACGACACACTTGTACTCGTCAGCGAGTCAGACGATTTAGAAACAATCTTGTTTAAAGATTGGTCACT